TCTTGCTCTGTTTCACGCCCTCAACGCTCGCCGTCTGAAACGACTTCCCGCTGCCGTCGAAGCGGAAGCCGGGGACTTTCTGGCCTTCTGAACGGGTGCCACGGTTCTTGCTATTAGAGATGACGAACCACGAACCGGGCGGATGCGCGGTCCAATCCGGATTGAACTTCTGCGCCTTGCGTGTTATCGGCATCAGCGCCGGCACGTCGCCCCAAAGATGAAATGATCCGAAGTTCCAGCGCGACCGACCTACCCATTCATTCGCCCCGCGCACGTTCTCGACCACCAGCGGAATGAAGTGTCCGGCGGCTTCGATTGCCTCGCGCTGAATCCGAAAGCACGCATCGAATAGCGCGGTAAGTTTCTTCACGTCTCGCACGCCGCTCCGGTATTCCGCGGCGATGGCTTTAGCCCGGCTCCACGGCATCGCCATGTAGCTGTATTCCTGGCACGGCGGCGAGGCGACTATCAGCGCGGCATCCTTGAATTGCTTGCCGTGCAGCGTCAGAACGTCTTGCAGGACAAGCTGCGCGGGATACTCAACGAGGCGCGTCCGTGGCTTGGCGCTCGCACCTTCCATGCCGAGAGAAACCGCGCAGCCTTGCGTCCAGCCGCGCTTCTCCATCGGCTTCGTTCCCTTTGACCCGTCGCCATCGTGATCTATTTCCGGCATCAAATACTGGTGCCGATCAATGTCGAAGCCGACAACGTAATACCCCTCCGCAAGCAGGCCGTCAGTCCAACCGCCTAAACCGCAAAATAAATCTATCGCCAACGGCTTCACCTATGCAATTCCCTGTACCTCAACCGTGAGGTCGTCGGTCATTTCGGCTCCATATTCGGCTTTTCAGCCATGAGCAACTGCGGCTGTAGTGGCGAGTTGAACGTCAGGATTTGGTGCCAGATTTTTCCCGAGAACAGCACTCGCAAGCGTTCCGGCCAAGTCAACGACCAGCAGCAGACGATGCGTCCCTCGGGATCATCGGGAAACCGATACGCAGGTAGCGGTTGATACTGTGGCTGGTCTTTTGCGATGGGATTTATATACATAACTACCTTACTGATTATTAACGGGTATTTCATAGCCAATATTATACTTGACTCCCTTTGGGTTTAGGCGCAATATACGCCTGTAGTCTCGATAAACCACTAGGAGAAAATCATGATTAGCTTCAACATCAAAAGCAAAGATGAAGTGCGGACCATCAACAAAATCGCCCATCGTGCCGTAGCGATGGCGGCAAGTGCCGGGTTCGAATATCCGCTGATGGACGCGGACATGGACCTTACCGCCTGCCACGTCAATGGCAATCCGCTTAAGCTGGACGAATTGCTGTCGGCTGACGAGTTCAACTTTGCGCATGACGTGTTCGGCATCCGCCGCCACATCAACCGCGAAACCGGGAAACTCGAAGATTGTTTCGTCCCGCGTTTCTCGAAAGGCCGCTGTCCGGTTTGCGAGGATTCGGCCTGTGAAGTCAAAAGCATGGAGTGCGGCAAGGGGTAGGCCATGCACAACGATAAAATCACCGTTAGCACTGCCCAACTGTTCGCGCTGTTTCCCGACCAGGAGACAGCGCGGACTTACCTTGAATCCCGCTTGTGGCCGCAGGGCTGCCGCTGCCCGGTCTGCGGGCTGAGTGACCGCATCACCGTCCGCGCTGGCGGTTACTACCGCTGCAACCAGTGCGCGGAGGATTTCACTGTCCGCACCGGGACCATTTTCGAGCGGTCGCACGTCCCGCTGCACAAATGGCTCTATGCCATGTGTCTGCTGGTCACATCGCGCAAGGGTGTTTCCTCCCTGCAACTGTCCAAGGAAATCGGCATCACTCAGAAGTCCGCATGGTTCGTCCTGCAACGCATCCGCGAGGCTTGCGGCCCGAAGCTGGAAACCCTGCGCGGCATCGTGGAGATTGACGAAACTTATATCGGCGGAACCGAAGCCAACCGGCACGCCAGCAAGCGGAATCGGCTCGGGCGGGGTGCCGTGGGAAAAGCCGCCGTCCTCGGGATGCGTGAACGTGGCGGGCGCACCATCGCCATGCCTGTCGGGGACGTTAATACGGCCAATCTGCACCGCGCCATCCACACCCACATCGAACCCGGCTCCACGCTCCACACGGACGAACACGCGGCCTACAGGGGCCTTAACGGGCTGTTCTTCAAGTCCGAGAGCGTCAACCACAGCGCCGGAGAATACGTTCGCGCTGGCGTCACCACGAACGGCATAGAGAGCGTCTGGGCGGTCATGAAACGCGGACTGCACGGTGTCTATCACCACGCCAGCCCGAAGCACCTGGGGCGCTACGTCAACGAGTTTGCCTTCCGGTTGAACGAGGGGAACGTAAGGACGCCCACCATGACCCGGTTGGACGCCCTGATCGTCGCCACGGCTCGCAAGCACATCACCTACAAGGAACTCACGGCATGAAGCCGAAGCCTCCGAAAGCCCTAGATCAAATCGCGGACGTAGTGCTGTCCTATCGCGTCCCGGCCCGCACCAAAAAGGCCAAGAAACGGCAACGGAAGCGGCGCGCTCAACGGGAGTCATCTATATAAATCCCCAAATAATGCCACCCTTCACGACAAAGCCAGCACACAGGTATCGGGTAACAACTCGATAAAGACCATCGCTCATCCCTGCCCCCGCGTCTGTTCAATCCATTTCTCAATCGCGTGGAGTTTCCCGAGCGGTATCTGATCCGGCGACTTGATTCCGCTTGTGGCAAGCTTGGCGAGAAAGCGGCTCTTGATTCCTTTGGCCTCTACCTCCACGGTCAGCGCCTGCAACTGCTCCGCGCTTATCAGGGCCGCGCCGCCCGCAGGCTCGGCAGCGGAGGAGGTTTCTGCCGGGGGAGGTGCCTGCGGGGACGCGGGGACGTTGGCCGCGCCTTGTGCCCATTGGGCGAGGCGCTGGCCGGATTCTTCGGTGATCGGCTTGTCGAGCGGGAATAGGGCCTTGTGCTGCTCCTGTAGCTTGATCGGGTGCGGGATGCCTGGCGCGCTCGCCAGCAGCAGGAAGCTGCATGTCGCCTCGAACGGCAGATTCTTGTCGCAGATTGGAATCCATCCATCCTTGCCGGTCAGAGATTGCTTTTTCTGGACTTGCAGCTTGCCCTGCGCGTCCTTCACCATTTCGATCTTTTCCTCGGCCCGCAGGCATAGGATCAGGTGCGCTTTCACTTGCAGCAGCTTCTGCACCATCGCCTTGTGTGACTTCTTCGGCTTGATCCATCCTGACATTTTTCCGGCCTCGCGGATCTGCCACTCTGGACGCTTGTCGCCCCGGCTGGCGGCGCGCTTAACCATTTCGTCGAGTTCCTCGTCCTGCCAGTCGAGCATGCCGCCGTCGCCGGCCCAACAATGCGATCCGCTATCGACCACGATCACCGGGTAGCCTGCTGCGTCTGCCGCCACGATCGCGTCCGCGTAGTTGTCCGGTCTGAACGGCGGGCGCAACTCCGCATGGTCGAAATGGAACTGGTCCGCGTAATGCAGCGCACGACGATTCTCTGTGTCCAGCACGGCGAACGGCTTGCCAGCAGCGATGCCGGTAGCGAGGCGCATGGCGGTGAAAGTCTTGCCGCTGCCGGTGCCGCCGACCAAGTTGATCCACAGGCCGACGTTTTCCCGCACGCCGGGGCGAAAGGTGTAGCCGCTCACTTGCTGCCCCGCTGGTATGCCGTTATGGCCTTCACAACGGCAGCGAATTCCTCGATCTTGCCGTAGCGTTCTACGAAGGTTTGCAGCATGGCCTTTGCGTCCAGCAGTTCGTTTGCCTTGCGCTGGATCTCCCGCTGCCGCGCTTCCTCTGCTTCGCGCGCCACGCGCTCGCGTTGTTCCTGCGCGAGACGTTCCTGCCGCGCTGCTTCCTCTACTGCGCGCCGCTCGGCGTCGATCTTGTCTTGCGCTTCCCGTAGGCGCTTCGCTTCCGCCGCTTGCTCGGCCTTGATGCGCGCTTCTTCGGCTTCGCGTTTGGCCTGCGCCTCGCGGTCGGCTTGCTCGCGGGCCAGTCTGGCAGCGCGTTCCTCTGCGTCGATCTTCGCCCGCGCCGCGCGCTGTTCGTCCTCGATCTTGCACCGCGCTTCGGCTTCGATAGCTTCCTGCTGGCGCTTGCGTTCGGCAAGTTCCGCCTGCTGGCGCTCGATCTCCGCGCGCTGCGCTGCTAAGATTTTTTCCTCTGCGGCCTTGCGTGCCGCTTCCTCTGCGGCGATGCGATCCTGTTCGGCCTTGATCTTGGCTTCCGCTTCGGCAACCTTGCGGCGCTCGTCTGCCTTGATCTGGTCGTCTATCGGCGTTTCGAGCGCCAGCAGTTCAGCCGTAATGCGCCGCGCCTCGCTGTCAATTTCCTGCGTGCGCTTCAATGCCGGCGCCTTGATCTCGACGCGGGTTTTCTCAAGCGCGACACGGTAGCCGCGAAGCTCCGCGCGGCCCTTGATCGCGGCCTGCATCCCCTCGCGCGTTGTCACGTCGAACAGCACGCCCTTGTAGCGTTGCGCCAGATCGGCGAGCGCCGCCGCAGTCTTGGAATACTCGGCGATGGGCGTTAGCTGCACCGCAACGTCGGTGCCGGGCGCTTCCTGTCTCTGAGTTTTCGCGTTCATTCGGCAACCTCCACTTTCACCCCGGCCTGCGTCAGCCGGATGATCTCGTCCGTGCTCGCGCGGTCGCACGAAACGGTATCCTTGACGACGTGCGCGAGGGCTCGCGCTTCGTTCTTCGCGCGCACGAGGCGCTCGATGGTTACGGGTGTGTCGGCGCGGTTCGTGGTTACGGTCAACAGATAGTCGGGCATTTCATTTCTCCTTGGTTAAAGTGGAATTCCGGCTGCTAATTCGTCCTGCGTAAACTCGCTCCCGCGCCGCTCCCATCCCGCCGTCGCGCGTTCCTCCCAGCGCGCCATCGCCCACGCGGGCGGTGCAATCCACGCGATACGGTTCCCGTAGCCGGGCCACTTGCCGGACTTGAGGCACGCGCGCCAGAGGTCGATCGCGGCGGAGAGCTTGTCCGATGCCAGCGCCATCGCCGCAGGATCAGGCGCGACCAGGCTGCACAGGAACGGTGCCTGCTGCTCGATGACGAGCCATACATAGCGCGGATCGGCGCGAAGCCCAGGCAACAAGGCGCGCAGCCCACGCACGCCCAATGCGGCCTGCAACTCGTTATGCCCCTCGATCTGCGTGCGCCCCCATGCGTCCGGGTTCGCGCTGCCGGTCGTGCTTTTCACGTCCACAACGATCAGCCGGTCCTTGGATAGCGCATCCGGTCGGCTGCGCAGCCAGATCCCCGGTTCGCACCACAGCAGCGTCGCCTCGCGGTCAGAGTGCGGCCAGATGTCCGCGATCTCGCTGCCCTTGATGAACGCCTGCGCGGCTTCGACCATCGCCTCGATGTTGGCAAAGTCGTCTTTCAGCACCGGCACCTTACCGGCGGCGCGTGCGGTGTCGCGCGCTTCCTTGATCGCCGTCGTCGTCCAGCCGCGCGGTATCGCGCCCTTTGCGCCGGGATAGTCCTGCGGGTCAATCACCGCCACCTTTGACGCATCGCCTTCCAGCAGAATCGCGTGGCAGATCGTGCCGATGTCCTGCGCCTTGGTTTTTTTCCCCGGCCCGGCAGGATTCAGGCGCGCATGGCCATACCACGCAGCGCGCGGGCATTCGGCTATCAGCGTGTCAGCGGTCCCGGCATTCAGGCTCGGCGCGTCGGCGAGCGCATCGGCTATGTAATCCTCGAACGGAACGTCAAGATGAATTCCTGCGGCGCGGCTCATGCGCACCACCGACAGAACCTTATGCGGCGTGTCCGCAATCCCTCAGCGCATAGCGCCGCCGGGTTCTCGGCCTTCCCTTCGGCAATCGCCTTCAAGATGTCCCTATACAGTTGATCCTCGGCGGCGTGCGCAGATTCATCGTCGCCTCTTATGGCTCGTATTTCCTCGACGCGCCGCTTCGCTTCGTCTGTTGTCATGTCACATCCTTATCTTCGGATTCATGCAATGCGTTATCGTCCACGGCTCCATGTGGACGCGATACTGGACGCATACCGGCGGCGCCGGGCGCAGCGTGCGCGCGACTCCCTCGGCCACCGCCGCGGCGAATTCGACGGTGCGATCATCTTTCAGCGCGTCCATTTCCCTCTCGTGCCGTTGCGCCTGGAATAGCAGCAGCGCGAGCGCGAGGACGACCATCAGGTAGGGCGCGGCGCGGGTCACAGCATCACCAGCACGAACAGCGCGACCAACGCGAGAACGAATACCCACTTGTCCGCGCGCTCGGGCGGCGGGACGATCCATCCGGGATTGCGGAAATTCGAGACGCGCGGGAACGAGTAATGGTTCGGATTCAGCTCGCCGCCCTGGTATCCCCATGTGGGTTTCATCGTGCGCCCTTTCGTTTCGCCGCTTTATCACGCTTGCGGCGTTCGACTTCCAGCATGACGGCGTAGGTATATGCGCCGGCGATGGACAGCACGTATTCCCTGCGCGTGCGTTCCTCGCGGAATGACAGAACATCGCCGGGCAGCATGGACACGACGATCCGGCGGCCGCGGTGCGGCGCTATCGTGCGGCGCTTCACGCGCTTGGTGAGCGGAGTCACGTTCCCGCCTTCAACGGCTGCCCGAACGCATCGAAGTCGTCTTCTGGCCGGCCGATGTGGCGCTGCTCCTGATCGTGCTTGATGTGATAATTCGCGTAGTCTGAAACTCGGTAGTCGGGCGCGGGTTCCGTGTTGGCGAAGCGGCACGAAATTCCACAATACCAACTTCCACAGATGCAGCGTTTCAACGGCGGCGGATTCAGATGTGTGCCCATTTTTTCCTCTGAATAATTGCGTGAATGCTTTTCCTGTCTACTCCATACTTCAAACCCAATGCCGTAGTGCTGGCAGACCGATCCCACGCACGATACTCCGCGCGGATGGCAATGACCTGCTCCGTCGTGAGTTTTGCATTCGAGTGCCGTTCGCCACGGGGGTGCCTGTCTCGGCCCTTCGCATACATGTCCGCCGTGTTGTCTTGAATGGTTCCCAAGAACAGATGACTCGGATTCACGCAGCACGGAATGTCGCACCGATGACACACGAACAATTCTGGCGGCACCGGGCCAACGAAAAACTCGTATGATAGCCGGTGAGCATATTTGTCGCCCTTCCCATATCGCCCGTAGCCGTGCTCGGCAATCGCGCCCGTCCAAATCCAGCACCCTGAAAACGGAATACGCTCGACTGATGCGATCAGCCGCTGAAATTTTGAATGCGCAAAGCCAGACACCCTGTTATCTGTAAGCCGTTTGCGTCGCATGGGCAGATATTGCGCCAACCAATCCGGGAAATCAACCCCCCCTTGTAAATATATTCTAGGGTAGGTATAAAGCCCACATGGACGATAAATCCGTTGAATTCAACAGGCGCCAAAAAGAGGCCGCAGAGCCCCGCAGGAAGCGCGCTGCCGCACTACGCGACGCCGGGGAAACCTGGGCTAATATCGGGCAGCTTCTTGGAGTGTCCGCAGAGCGAGCCCGACAACTTGCGGCGGCATACAGCGGCAACGGGAAGCGCAAATGACCGTCCTCCCCGACGACTCCCTCGCCGAAATCCTGTCCCGTCACCGCGACGTGTGGCGGCGGCGCTCGATGCTCATTCTGGCGAACGCGGTGTGCGCGAGTTTGATCGTCGGCGCGATAGTCGGCGGACTGGTTATGAGCTGGCTGCGGTCGTGAATCAACTGTCGATTGATTTCGACGCGGCCCGACTCGCCCGGAAACGCGATCCTGAAACTTCCCGCGCCGCCGCCGAAGCGACCGGCTCATTCCGCGCGCGGCATATCGCGCGGCTTGGATGCGAGTTGAATAGGGAGTACGAACCGCTGCAAAAGCGGCGCACCGAGCAACTCGGGATGGTGCTCGCATGACTTTAACCGACCGCATCCTGCGCAACCTCTCGCGCAACGGCCCGGCGACCGCATTCGACGTCGCGCGATCCATCAATGTGCAGAAGGGAACGGTGAACGCCACGCTGTGCAACCTCGCCGCCGCCCATCGCGTGCGCGAATGGGGCAAGCAGCGGCAGGGCAAGCGTGGCGCGCTCTCAACGATCTACGAGGCCATCCGTTGACCGACGCCGACATCGAGGCCGCGATCTCTGCGGCATGGATCAACTTTCTCGCCGCGGTGAAACGCGATGATCCGGCCGCCTCCCGGCTTTGGCGAAAATTGAAAGCGCTGTACGACCAGCGCACGCCTGAGCAGAAAGCCCGCGCGCTCGTGCTGGCTGGGCTCAACGCGGACGGGACGCTGGCGGAACGCAAGGGCGAGGCGAGGGCATGAACGCTCTCGAAATCGCGCAGGCCCGCGCCGCCCAGGCCGCCAGGAATCGGGAGGCGATGCCCATTATCGGCGCATTCGTCGATGAGCTGCGCAAGATCTTCCCGCAAGCGCGGGTTACTTACGCGAGCGAGGCGGGGCGGATTGCCGGCAGTCGCGGCGATGAGGGCGTGCGGATTTCAGAAATTCCCGTTCGGCGGGTGCAGCGGAAAACAGGGGCGCGGCGTGCCTAGCCGCATTCTCCGCGAGGGTATTTTGAGCAGCGACCGGGTCAACGGTCTCAGCTCCGAGGAGGAGGTTTTCTATCGCCGTTTGATGTCAAAAGTGGACGATCACGGCCTTTTTGACGCCAGATTAAGCATTCTTCGTGCCAGTTTGTACCCGCTTCGCACCGATACGGTTACAGAGGACAACTGTTTGCAATGGTTAACGGCCTGCATCAATGCACGGTTACTCATTGTTTATCAGATAGATGGTAAGCCTTATCTGAAGATGCTGGATACCCAATGGCAGGTCAGGTCGGCGTCTAAATATCCCCTCCCAAATAACAAGTGTAAACAACTGAAAGCACCTGTGTACCTAGACGTTGTACGTTGTACGTTGTACGGGGTCGTTGACGTTGTCGTTGACGTTGTCGTTGGTGCGCCTGTGGATAACTCACCGACAGCGGACTCCGAGAGCCCCCCCCCGTTTGAAAAAGAGGCGAACGTCAAAACCCTCGAATCCAGGGCCGCAGCCGTTGGCGTCAAGCGGAAGGCAGGAGAAAAAAATTCAATATTCTTGCTTCGCGTTGCGTCAGCAGAGGCTGAGGGTAGGGCACGAACGTAAATTCATTTCACCGCAAGGAGAAAACTATGGCAACGCCTGACCTGAAAGTATCGCAACTATCCGAACTCTCGAAGGGCATCAAACTCTCGGAGATTCGCTCAGCAATCCCCGAACTCGAGGCGAAGTGCAACGCGAAGATCGAAGCGGCCGAGGACTTCGGGAACCTCGTGAAACTCGTCGCGCTGAAGGCCGGCATCAATCCCTCGGTGCTGGCTACCTATATCACCGCGGTATGCAACGACACGCTACAGAAAAAGGAAATGCAGACCGAGTAGTTGACGCTGCTGTTCGAGGAACTCGGGCATTGAGCCGACACGCCGCACGCCGCGACGAAAGGATAACCGCATGAGCCTGCATTGCTGGTGGTTCGGCTGTGAGCCGCATCCTCAAGACCCTTCGCCGCCAAGCGAAGCGACCTGCTCACGTTGCGGAGGATACGTCGAATATTCTGACCTCGTTGGCGACACACGACACGGAAGGTTCATGGATAAGATGCGCACGATTAAAAGATTCCTCTGCCGACCCAAGTGTCCGGACTGCGGGCATCGGTTCGGATGCGATGAAACCGTTGACCATATCCCGTTTTAGACATGAACCGACACGCGCTAAAGCGTGACACGAACCACGGCGAGATCGAGGCCGTGTTCCGCACGATGCTCGCCGACCACGTAACCGACGCGAGCCGCTGGGCCGATGGCGCCGGCGATCTGTTCGTGAGCTTCGGCGCCGTGTGCTACTTCGTGGAAATCAAGCGCGACGGGAGCGCGCATTACACCGCGCACCAGGTGCGCTTTCAACGCACGCACCCGCACGCCGTGCTGCGCTGCGAATCGGTGGATCAGGCCGTGAACCTGTGCAAGATGATTCGCCAGCGCGCAAGGGAGATCGAGAGCGCATGACCGAGCAATTCCTTCAATGGTTTAGACGTAGGCGAAAAGTTGCGTTTATTGCTCGCGCAGCGATCGAAAATAACGTAACGATGCTTGAACTTGAAAGCGCATTGTCTTGCGTAAGACACACTCTTTGCTTGGAATACAAAGCGAGTCCGGAGGACATGATGTTTGCAATCGCCGAATATCAATCATCGATGTCGCCAAGTCCAGCAAGCTGCGCTTTCGCACAACGTGCGCTTGGCCGTCACGGAATCAAGCTCATCCCAATGCTTATTTATCTATCTACCGCCAAACAATGACCGAGCAATTCCTGCTGCGCCTCGATAACTGGACGCGCTGGTGCGCCGGCCGCGGGCTGTATCACCGCGCCGCCCCGGTGAGCCTTGCCGGCGAAGTGATGAGCAGCGAAGGCCGGGCGCTATCCCTCGAAGGGAACTACCGCTGCGAATCACGGCCCGATGACACGCCTACGGGCTGGGGTGATTGGCTATCGAGCGCCCCGGTGCAGCCACGCCCGGCGATTGACATCCCCGACGCCGTGCTGGTAAACCGCGCCTACGTTCGCCTCGCCACGCTCACCGCACGGCAGGCGAGAATCATTAGAATCATGACGTTCAAGGCGCACTGGCGCCCGCAGTGGCAGGCGCAGAAACTGGGCATCCACTACCTCGAATTACCCAGCGCTTACTACCGCGCACGCCTCATGCTGGCCCATCAACTTGAAATCCTTGATAAACAGGCGCATTATGCGCGCACGGTAAAGCCCGTTTACATGACCTTGTAGGCGAAGCTATCGCCGCAGCATACCCAAGCCCGCACAATCGCGGGCTTTTGCACGTCCAGCGCAGGGAGTGTGCTGGCTCACAAGCCGGTCTCATAAGCCGGCTCACGTCCGTTCGATTCGGATCCCTGCTACCAACCCATGCCCAAGCTCGCCATCCTCCGGCCGCGCGTCACCGTGCTCAACACGCAGCGCACGGCAACCCTGCCGCCACCGTCCAAGGCCGCAACGTATCGCATCCGCGGCCGCACGCTGCAGCGCATACGCGAGGCGCACCTGCGCGAGCGCCCGCTGTGCGTGGACTGCCTGGCGCAAGGGCGTGTGACAGCAGCGCAGGAACTGGACCACGTAACCCCGCTTGCAGAGGGCGGCATCGATTCGCCAGATCCGTTCGCCAACCGCGCAGGCCGCTGCATGTCGTGCCACAAGGCCAAGACGGCGCGCGAGCTGTCAGGGCGTGCAGGGTAGCGCAGACAGGCCATCATGCCCACACGCGCCAACGTCGCAAGGCGTGGGGCATTCTAAGGCCGGGGGGAGGTCTGAAAGTTAATCCCTCGTTGCGGTAAACCACCTGTGTCATCCCATCCTCCGCCAAAAATCCGTTTTGAGGTATCCAAATGTCAGGAAAACCCGGTAGAAGTGGCGGTGCCCGCGAGGGTTCCGGCCCAAAGCCGAAGGCGGACCCGTGCGCCATTGTGACCGAGGGCGAGATGGAGCCGATGGCGTTCCTGCTCAAGGTAATGAACGATAACAACGTGGCCGACGCGTTGCGCGTGCGCGCTGCGGTTTGTGCGGCGCAATATCGGCACACGAAGCGCGAGGATGGGGGCAAGAAAGAGGAAGTGCAGCGCGCCGCGGATGCGGTTGCGGCGGGAAAGTTTGCGCCGGCCGCGCCGCCCCGTTTGGTGGTCAGTAATTCCGGATGAAATGGTCAACGGCTTGCCCGGACTGGGAGCGGAGGATCGTAGCGGGCGAGTCGCTGATCCCGTTTGCGCCGCTGTTTCCGGCCGAGTCCGAGTCCGCGCTCGCCGTGTTTCGCGAGTTGCGCATCGCGGATATGCAGGGTGCGCCGACGATGGGCGCGGTGTGCCGGCCGTGGATTCTTGATTTCGTTTCCTCCATCTTCGGCGCGTATGACCCGGAGGCGGGGCGGCGGCTGATAACGGAATTCCTGCTATCGGTATCGAAGAAGAACGCGAAGTCCACGCTCGCCGCCGGCGTGATGCTGACCGCGCTGATCCGCAACTGGCGAGAGTCCGCCGAGTTCCTGATCCTGGCGCCGACGATTGAGATAGCGAATAACTCCTACTTCCCGGCGCGCGACATGGTGCGCAAGGACGCGGAGTTAGCCGACCTGTTCCACGTTCAGGATCACTTCCGCACGATCACGCATCGCGGCAACGGTTCGGTGCTGAAGGTTGTGGCGGCCGATAACGAATCGGTCGGCGGCAAGAAGGCAACCGGCGTGCTGGTCGATGAGTTATGGCTATTCGGCAAGCAACCGAACGCGGAGAACATGCTGCGGGAGGCGTGCGGCGGTCTGGCTTCGCGGCCCGAGGGGTTCACGATTTTCCTGTCCACGCAGTCCGACGTTGCGCCCGCCGGGGTGTTCCGGCAAAAGCTGCTGTATGCGCGCGGGGTGCGTGATGGGGCGATAGACGATGCCCGGTTCTTGCCGGTGCTATACGAGCACCCGAAGCGGATGCTGGACGATAAGAGCTACCGCGACCCGAAGAACTTCTACATCACGAATCCGAACCTGGGCGCATCGGTGGACCCGGAGTTCCTGGAGCGCGAGGCGCGCAAGGCGGAGAACGATGGGGCGGCCTCGGTGTGCGGTTTTTTCTCCAAGCACGCGAACGTCGAGATCGGCCTTGCCCTTCACTCCGATCGCTGGGCCGGCGCTGACTTCTGGGAGCAGCAGGGGCGCGCGGCGTTCACGCTGGACGCGCTGTTGGCACGCTGCGAAGTGGTGGATGTGGGGATAGACGGCGGCGGCCTTGACGATCTGCTCGGGCTCGCCGCGGTGGGTCGCGATGCCGATGGCGGTTGGTGGGTGTGGACGCACGCTTGGGCGCATCCGTCAGTGCTCGAGCGGCGCAAGAGCGAGGCGGCGCGGTTCAAGGACTTTGCCCGTGATGGGGATTTAACGCTGGTCGCGCAGATCGGCGAGGACGTGGAGGAAGTGGCCGCGCTGGTGGCGCACTGCGAATCCTCGGGGCTACTCGATAAGGTCGGCGTCGATCAGCAGGGCATCGGCGCGATCCTGGACGCGATGGTGAAGGCCGGCGTTCCGCAGGAAAAGGTGGTCGGCATAACACAAGGATGGAAAATGACGGGAGCGATCAAGACCGCAGAACGACGCCTGGCGGAAGGCGGCTTGACGCACGGCGGGCAGCCGATGATGGCGTGGTGCGTCGGTAACGCAAAGGTCGAGCCGCGCGGGAACGCCGTGATCATTACGAAGCAAGCCGCTGGCACGGCGAAAATCGACCCGCTGCTCGCCATGCTGAACGCCGTGTCGCTGCTGTCGCTGAATCCCGAGGCGCAGAGCCTCGACGGGTTCTTGAACGCGCCGCTGCGCCTGAGCGCCTGACGTGTCGGTCTGGTCCAACATCATCCGCTGGTTCTCCGGCGGCTACACGCGCCAGCGCGGCGCGCAATCGGGCGATCCGCAGTCGGGCGGCATGGTATCGGTGGCCGTCACGGCCGAAACCGCGATGCAGTTGTCTGCGGTGTGGGCCTGCGTGCGGCTGATCGCGGAGACCGTGGCGGCGCTGCCGGTGGCGTTCTTCGAGGTGGACGCCGAGGGGAATTGGGCCGCGAAAGACGATCACCCGCTGGCGCTGCTGTTTGCCGGGAAACCTAATCGGTATCAGACGCGGGTGGAGTTTTTCGAGACGCTGACCATGCAACTCGCGCTGTACGGGAATTGCTACTGCCTGATCGGGCGCGCGGGGAAACGGGTCGTTAGCCTTATGCCGCTGATGGCGAGTCAGATGCAGGAGGTGACGCTATTGGATAACGGCGACGTGTCCTATGCGTACAGCGACGGTGGAAAGCTGAAGGTTTTCGCCGAGGCGAATATCTGGCACGTCAAGTTGATGGGCAACGGCATTATCGGCCTCTCCCCGCTCGGCCATGCGCGCAATGCAATCGGGCTCGGTATCGCAAACGAGCGCGCGGTTGCCAAGTTGGCGAACCGGGGATTCAAGCAGCACGCCGTACTGATGATCGACAAGCTGCTGAAGCCGGAGCAGCGCCAGCAGATACGCGAGCAGTTCTCCGATATACCGAACAGCGATGACTATTCTCTGCGCGTGCTGGAGGCGGGGATGACGTACCAGCCGATCTCGATCAACCCGAAGGATATGCAACTGCTGGAGTCGCGGCATTTCCAGATCGAGGACATCTGCCGCTTTTTCGGCGTCCCTTCTGTGCTGGTGAACGATGCCGGGGCGACGACGACGCTCGGCAGCGGCATCTCGCAGATCGTGCAGGGATTCTACAAGTTGACGCTGCGCCCGTATCTGGAACGCTTTGAAGCGAGCATCAAGAATCACCTGGTGGACGTCGCCGAGCGGCGCACCATCGAGGCCGAGTTCGACTTCAGTGCGCTCTTGCGCGGCGACGACGCGGAGCGGTTCAAGACTTACAAGGAAGCGGTGCAGGGTGGTATCAAGACGCCGAACGAGTGCCGCGCGCTGGAGGGCGATCCCGCTATGCCGGGCGGAGAAAAACTTTATCTTCAGGCGCAAATGGTTCCGATTGAAATGCTGCCGCAGATTGGAAGTAAGCCTGGCGATGGCGGCACGGGAGATGGTAATCCAGGCGAGATAGACCCTGTTGCAGAGTTACGCTCACAAGTTGATTCATACGGAATTGCAGTGCGTGCTGGCGCCGTCACGCCGCAACCGGAGGATGAGGATTCGTTCCGCGACAAACTAGATTTGCCCGGTATGAGCGCGGCAGTTAAGCAGGCGTGGAAAAAGGATGGCGGTTCTCGTAGACCGATTACATTGAAAGACGCAAGCGACGGTAAACCAGCGCAGCCGCGTCCTGCGCCGGATGAGGAATGACAGGAGCCGACGACATGAGCATACGCAAACTGCCGAAGATCGAGGCGCTGCAACTACCGAAAGGCTTGCAGTGGGAGGAAACCGAGTCCGCGCTCGCCCGCTGGTCGCCGGAGATTCGCGCCGCGGACGATTCCGGGATCAGCATTCTCGGCGAGATCGGCGAGCGCTTCGACGGCTCGGGCGTCACTTCGCGCCGCATCTCGGCCGCGCTCAGAAACATCGGCGAGCGCGACGTAACGGTATTCCTCAACTCGCCCGGCGGCGACTTCTTCGAGGGCGTTGCGATCTACAACATGCTTCGCGAACACAAGGGCCGCGTCACCGTCAAGGTGCTCGGGCTCGCGGCTTCTGCCGCCTCCATCATCGCGATGGCGGGCGATACGGTGCAGATCGGCAAGGCCGCGTTCCTGATGATTCACAACTCCTGGGCGCTTGTGATCGGCAATCGGCAGGACTTGGCCGAGGCGATCCGCGTGCTGGAGCCGTTCGACGGCGCGATGGCGGCGGTTTACGCCGATCGCACCGGGCTGCCGGTGGCGAAGATCGAGAAGATGATGGAGGCCGAGACGTGGATGAACGGCGAGGACGCGCTGGCGAAGGGATTTGCCGATGCGCTGCTCGCCGCCGATGAAATCAAGGACGACGGTACGAAATCCGCGTCGAGCCTCTTGCGGCGCGTCGATAGCGCGCTTGCCAAACAAGGCATTTCTCGCGCCGAGCGCCGCGAGATGCTGAAAGAACTGACCGGCACGCCGAGCGCTGCCGGAGTAGCCACGCCGAGCGCTGGCTTGCTGGCCGCACTGCAATCCCTCAATCAATCCATTCAGGAGTAACCCATGAAAACGAAACCCATTGCCGCCAACGTGCGCGGCATCTTCAGCGTTCGGGCCGACGCCGACCCGATCAAGCTGGTGCAGGAAATCAAGGCGAGCATCGACGAGTTCAAGGCCGCACGCAAGGCAACCGACGACGCCATCAAGACCGCGATGGAAGCGACCGGCGCCGACGTGAAAGCGGCGCTCCAGAAGGCCGAGGCCGCGGCGAAGGAAGTCAAAGCCGTATCCGACCGCCTCGTGGAAGCCGAGCAGAAGCTGGTCGAAAACGTGATGAAATCGAAAGCCGCTCCGAAGTCGCTCGGCGCGATCATCGTCGACTCGGAAGCCTATAAGCAATTCAGCCAAGGCATGACGAGCCGGATGCGCGTCGAGGCGAACACGATCATCGGCGAAACCGGCAGCCCCGGCGAGCCGAGCGATACACTCGTTCCGTCGCAGCGCCTTCCCGGCATCATTCCCGGCACCTTCCGCGCGCTGCGGCTGCGTGACGTGATCCCGTCCGGGACTACGGGCAGCAACCTGATCAAATATACGCGCGAGCTGCTGTTCACCAATGCGGCGGTGGAAGTCGGCGAAGGTCTGCAAAAGCCGGAATCCACACTGACGTTCGAGGAAGTCGATTCCCCCGTTCGCACCGTCGCGCACTGGATCAAGGCGTCGAAACAGGTGCTCGAAGATGCGCCGATGTTGCAGTCCTACATCGACACGCGGATGCGCTACGGCGTGGAACTGCGCATCGACACGCAGTTGCTGAACGGCAACGGCACCGCGCCGAACCTCTCCGGCGTGACCGATTCTGGCAACTTCACGGCGTTCACCCCGACCACGGGCGACACCGCCATCGACTCGGCGAACCGCGCGAAGTATCAACTGGTCGCCTCGGATTACGCGGCGGATACGATCGTGATGAACCCGGCGGATTGGGGCGCGATCGAGCGGCTGAAAGGGACCGATGGCTACTACGTCGTCGGCAACCCGTTCGGCGGCATCCAGCCCGTGCTGTGGGGCGTGCCGGTGGTCGTCACCAACGCGATGACGGCGGGCAAGTTCGTCGCCGCCGCCTTCCAAATCTCCAGCCAAGTGTTCAACCGCGCCGGCGTGGTGGTGGAGATGTTCGCGCAAGACGAGGACAACGTGCAGAAGAACCTGCTGACGATCCGCGCGGAAGCGCGCCTCGCGCTGGCGACTTACCGCCCGGCATCGGTGCTCTACGGCGATCTGACGATCTGATCGACGGCTGTTAAAAATAGCGGGGGCGGAAACGCCCTCGCTTTTTTCCATGTTCGAGGAATGGCGGTCTATCCCCCGGCTTTTCGAGGGCGAGACGGTTGCCTGCATCGCTTCCGGCGCTTCTCTCACGCGCGAGGACTGCGAGCTATGCGGGAAGCTGAAAACCATTGTCGTGAACGATGCCTATCGGCTGGCACCGTTCGCGCATGTGCTCTATGCCGCCGATCTCGATTGGTGGCGGCACCACAACGGCGTCCCCGAGTTCGACGGGCTGAAGGTGACGCACGACCCGCGGGCGGCGAAGCGGTACGGCTTAAAGCACATCACCGTGCGCTCTAGCAACGGCGGCGCGGAGTTAAAGGGCGTATCGCTCGACCCGGCCTACGTTCACAGCGGCGGCAATAGCGGCTTTCAGGCGTTCAACCTGGCGGTGCTGTTCGGCGCGCGGCGAATTCTGCTGCTTGGATACGACATGCAGGGCACGCACTTTTTCGGCGAACATCCGGGCGCACTGCGAAAGACGCAGGATTACGCGAACTGGATTCGGCGCTTCGGGACTGTCCCGGCGATGCTGCCGAATGTTGAAATTTTGAACTGCACGCGCGCGACGGCGCTGAAATGTTTTCCGCAGGCAACACTGGAGGCGGTTCTGTGAGATTGATTCTTGTAACGGCGCCGACGATGGAGCCGGTGACGCTGGTAGAGGCGCGCTTGCAATGCCGCGTGGACGCCGTTGGCAGTCCGGCCGCGAGCGCGTTGGATGCGCTGCTTGAGCGCTACGTTAGCGCCGCGGTCGCGCACCTGGATGGCCCGTTCGGCTACATCGGGCGCGCGCTGGTGACGCAGACGTGGGATCTGAAGCTCGATTCGTTCCCGGCTGAGATAGTGATCCCCATGCCGCCGCTGCAATCGGTGGATAGCCTGTCCTACATCGACCCGGACGGCGAAACGGTGACGCTGAGCGCGGAATCGCCGCTGATCTACCAGATCGTCACCGATACCCGCCGCCGCGCGCGCATCGTGCCCGCGTATGGCGAGTCGTGGCCGACCGCGCGTGACGTTCCCGATGCGGTAACGGTGCGCTTCACCTGCGGCTGGCGGCACGACGATAGCCCGCAGGAGCCGGTGCCGGAATCCATCCGCAACGCGCTTCTGCTGATGGTCGAGGACCTGTTCGACGGGAAGGAATCGCGCCGGGCGGCATGGCAGGCACTGCTCGCGCCGTACCGGATTTACGAGTGATCGCTTCGCTGCTGGTCCCGCGGGCGCTCGAGCGGGAATACGCCGCTTTTGCCGCCGGGCTGGCCGCAGCGTGCTACCAGGTGCGCGGGGTGGTGCCAAACCCCGATATTTCGGTCATTTGGGGCGGTGCACCGCCGTCGCGGATGCCGGGCGGGCTGGTGATGCACGCGGAGAACGGCTACTGGGGCGCTGGGAACGTCGCGCTGGCGGTAGGAGGCCATAACGGGGCAGGGCGCACGCCGCAGGGCAGCAGCGACCGCCTGGCGAGCCTGGGGATAGCGATTCAGCCCTGGCGGACCTCTGGCGAGCACGTTCTCGTCTGTCCGAGCCGCGGAATCGGCCAAAACCCGCAGCCGGCGGGTTGGACGGCGCGCACGGTGGAGATTCTGCGGCGCCATACCGACCGCCCGGTGCGCATCCGGCCGCACCCGGGGTCTTGGAAGCTCGCGTCGGAGCATCCCGATGTCGGGCTAGCGCGCGACCTCGCGGGCGCGTGGGCGTGCGTGATCTGGTCGAGCGCGGCGGGCCTGAGGGCGCTGGCTTTGGGCGTCCCGACGATTTGCGCGGCGCCGAACTGGATAGCGAAGGGCGCAGCGGGATCGCGGATCGAGGAAATCGAGAACCCGCCGATGCCGGACCGCCTACCGGCGTTCGAGCGGATGGCCGCGGCGCAGTGGTCGCTCGACGAGATCGGCAGCGGTGAAGCGATCCGGGCGCTGCTGCCGGAAGCGGCGACGGCGTGAACATCCCGATGCAATGCCGCTTTTTGAATAGTTGGTCCCATCTATTGGGCGCAATAAAGGTTCAGAAAAAAATTGCGGTTCGACGGGTGGTAATCATCGGGCTCGGTGCCATATCGCATCGCCGAGAGGTTGACGCCGCCCGCAATCGCAGATGGCGAAGACGCAACCGCGCATTGTTGAAAAAGCGAGAAGTAGAACGCCGGAAGCTACGGGCCGACCTCTATCGTGTTGGCGGAAAGTATTACGAGCGCCGCAAGTTCGACCCGGTAGACAGGCGTCGGCGCGCCGCACATCAGCGCCAACGGCGGAAGCGTATGAGACAACAACGGGAGACGGCTTGATATGCGGCGAGTTTTCCTGAACGAGTACAACATCCGCATGGAGCGCTCGGCCTACCTTCCGATTGCGACGGGCCTGCTGCGTGCTTACGCGGAGACGCTGCCAGAGGTGCGCGCGAATTACGAGTTTGCGCCGTTCCTCTACCACGTCGATTCGATGGCGAACATCATGCCGCGATACGACGCGCCGGACGTCGCCGCGTTCTCGCTCTCGATGTGGAACGAACAGCTTAACCTGCGGGTAGCCAAGGAGGTGAAATCACAACACCCGCAGTGCCTCATTGTGTTCGGTGGCCCGCAAGTTCCACAGCACCCGCAGCAGTATTTCCGAGAGCATCCGTTCATTGACGTGGCGGTGCGCGCCGAGGGCGAGGAAGCGTTCGCCAAGATACTGCTGCGCTACCTGGAATCGCGCAACTTCGAGGGGCTGACCGGCGTATCGTGGCGCGATGCGTCCGGCGCGTGCGTGCGCAACACCGTGGAGTCGCACCAGCCGAAAGACTTGGACATGTATCCGTCGCCATATCTGGAGGGGTTGTTCGACTCGATCATGGCCGACTCACTGGTGACGGGGTTGAACTTGCAGGCGATCATTGAGACGAATCGCGGCTGCCCTTTTCCGTGCTCGTTCTGCTACTGGGGACAGGGCGGGCTCTCGCGCAAGTATCGATTTCACGGTATCGAGCGCGTGGCGAATGAAATCGAGTGGGCGGCACGGAACAAGATCAAGTATCTGTTCAACGCCGATTCAAACTTCGGGATGCACAAGCGCGATGAGGAGATCGCGCAGATCCTCGTGGACATCAAGAAGCGCTACGGCTACCCGGAGAAGTTCCGCACCTGTTTTGGCAAGAACGCGGACGAGCGTATTTACGACATTGCGACGAAGCTGCACGCGGCCGATCTGGAGAAGGGCATTACTTTGGCCTTGCAGAGCAACAACAAGGATGTGCTGAAGAACATTCAGCGCCAGAACATCAAGCTGGAAACCTACAAGACGCTGCAAGTGAAGTTCAACGAGGCGAACGTGCCAGTGTATTCCGAGCTGATCCTTGGCCTGCCGGGCGAGACGTTCGAGACATGGAAAACGGGTGTGCAGGAAATGTTATCGGCCGGGTTGAAAAACCAGCTATTCATCTATCTCTGCCAAGTGTTTCCAAACACGGAAATGTCGGAGCCGGAGTATCAAAAGCGGTTCGGCATCGTGACGAAGCGCATCGAGCTGAACGAGATTCACGGCGCGATCCGCACCGAGGACCTAGTGGCGGAATATGAGGATGTGATTGTCACGACCGATGCCATGCCGTTGGCGATGTGGCGGCAGATGGTGCTGTTCTCGTGGCTGACGATGGTGATGCATTCGCTCAAGGTTGCGTTTTTCGTGATGCTTTATCTCGACAATCGGCACGGACTGAAGGTGACGGACTTCATCGAAAACTTATCGAAGGCCGGCCCCGGTTGCTCGATCCTTTGGCGTGAATTGTCGGAGTTCAACGCGCAGATCGACCGCCTGCTCGCCGGTCACGGGCGCGGGCGCCGCGTCGAGGGGTATGCGCCGATCTACTGGGACGAGGAGGAGGCGAGTTTTCTGCGCATCGCGGAGGACGTCGATGCGTTCTACGACGAACTTTACGATCTTGTCGGTCGCTACCTGAATTTCCACGGCAGGGAATGGGATGCAGACGAACTGCAGGAGGTGATCGACTATCAGCGGCTGCGCATACCGACGGCGCAGGACGAGCCGGTGCGTGTGCGAACCTTTCAGCGCAACGTGCCGGAGTATTTTGACCGGCTGCTTACCTCGCATCCGGTCGCGCTGGGCGACGGGCGCCAGACGATGACGGTATACGCGCGGCAATTCCCAGATAAAGGCCGCTTCGCCGTGGAAACGCTGATGTGGGGCCGCAAGAGCGGCACGATCATGACGAAGGTGGAATGGACGGAACAGGAGCGCATCGCGGCATGAAAGCATTTTTTATAACAACAACAACAAATGAAACACACAAGCACCACGAATCATTTGCCTCGCTGCCCGGTAACGAGGTGAAGTGCTACGTTTACGTTCACGCGCAGCGGCGCGGCGTTCCGGTGAATGGTGCGCGGCTCGATGCGGAAATATACGCTGCGGCGCAAGCGTATGCGCCTGATCTGATCGTTTACATCGGCGCTTGCGGCGGCAACGTGCCATCCGTGTCGTTGTTCCAGCGGTTGCGAAAGGACGTAGCGCCGACCGTGCATTTTTGCTCGGATGCGTCAGATGCCCCGTGGTGGCCGTTACTGACCGCGTATGAAAAGGCGCGGTGTTTTTCGCTACAGGTAGCTCTCGACGGTAGCGACAACTGGCCTATGCGTGATTCGCAATTGACCGCGTTGACGGTCGTCGAACCGGCATTTTTCAAGAATGCACAGACGCGCCACTCTGAACGGCCGATGATCTTCGGGTTCGCCGGTAATGCCGGCGGCCGTAGAGCCAACAGCGTGAAGCAGCTAATAGCGTCGGGATTGAATGTCAGACAGCGGGATGGGCGTGAGGATAGCTACAAGGAATTTGCGGACTTTCTCTGCAAGTGTCGGATCACAATAAATTTCCCAGACACTGGTTCGGGCCGCTACATGCACGTCAAGGGCCGCGTGATCGAGGCCGGATATTGCGGTGTATTGTTATTGGAACGCCGCAATTCTCCGACGAAAAACTGGTTTACACCGGGCGTCGATTACGTTGAATATGACGATATCAATCATGCGAAAACTCTGGTGGCCTACTACGCCGATCACCCAGAGGAGGCGCAGGCGATATCTGATCGGCTCAGGGCACGCGTGACATCTGAACACGGGCCGACAGTTTTTTGGGGCCGCGTCTTCGACCGTCTTGGGTTTACCAAAGAGCCGCAGCATTGTGAAAGAAACTCAATTGACAAGATCGTGGAGAGGGTTTCTTGAGAGCGTTGATCACCGGAATCCGCGGCGCTGCCGGAACCTATCTCGCCGAGTATCTTCGCGGGAACGGTATCGAGGTATCTGGCATCGCTCGCCCCGAGTGCGACATGGTGGACTTCCACGCCGTTTACGCCAAGCTGATGGCGGTTCGGCCCGATGTCATCTATCACCTGGCGTCGGATGCGAACGTGCGGGATGCGTTCGACAACGCTGCGCAGGTGTTCACCAACAACGCTGCCGGCACCGTAACGCTGTTCGAGGCGGCGCTGAAAACGGGGCTCGATCCGCTTATTATGGTGTGCAGCTCGTCAGAGGTCTACGGCAATCCGAAGGTCTACCCGATCTCGGAGGAGTTTCGTATCCAGCCGTCGAATCCCTACGCGGTGAGCAAGGCGGCGCAGGACTTGCTGGGGCAGATGTACGGACGTGGTTACGGGATGCGCGTCGTTATTACGCGGGCGTTCAGCTACGTCAACCCGCTGCGGCGCGATCTGGCGCTATCCCATTTCGCGCGGCAGATCGCTGCTATTGAACGCGGCGAGGCTTCAGAGATCGTTCACGGCAATTTGGATTCGGTGCGGTCCTTCTGTGACGTGCGCGATGTCGTGGCTGCTTACGCGCGCTTGCCGACATTGCCGACGATTTCAAAATTGAATGATGGGGATGGCATCTACAATATCGGCGGCGGCGATCGAGTCAGCATTGGGCAATGTCTGGAAATGCTTATGGGCCTCGCCACCGCGCCGATCAAGACGCGGCAAGACCCTGCGCTGATGCGCCAGACGGATGTGACGAACCAGATCCCGGACTGCAGCCTATTCCGCAGGATTACAGGATGGGAGCCGAAGATACCGCTGCGCGATAGTCTCGCGTGGCTTCTCGATCATTACCGGGCAGCGGCGTGATCGGATAACGGAACGGTTGCAATGATTTTTGTTTGCTCGCGCAAAAGACGCGCCTCTCTCGGGCGGTTTTTCACGGAATCGCAGCCCACGATCGGAGGGCGCGTATTGATCGACGAGGACGATGGCGCCTACGCCGGCATGAGTTTGCCCGCTGGGTGGGAGTTTTTTGTGCGTCCGCGGGCTCCGGTATCGAAGATTATCAACCGCGCATACGCTGCATTTCCCTCTGAACCGTTCTATGCGGTAGTCGGCGACGACGTTACCTGCGGGCCGCACGGATGGGACAAGGTTCTGGCAGACGCCGCCGGGCCACATAGTGTGTCCTGGGGCGATGATGGGCGCTGGGGGCCAAGTCTCTGCACGACGTTTTTCGTCGGCGGTGATCTGGTGCGTCGGATGGGTTGGCTCGCGCATCCGGCGTTCGGGCATCTCTACGTGGATCGTATATGGTGGGGAATTGCGACCGGGGCCAGCATCGCAAAATATCACCCCGAGATTTCGTGTCGTCACGTCAATGTCAAGGATACGACCTACCGAGAGCGGTCGATCGGCGGCGATCATCAGCAATTCTCTGCCGTGATGGCCGGAGAAATGGCGGCATTGATTCAGAGGGCGTCGTGCTGAGCGTAGTATGCGTTTTGCGTTCCGGCGGAGATTTCGATTCCGAGTACGTCCGCAAGTTGCGCGATGGCGTTGCGCGGAACATGACGATCCCGTATCGGTTCGTGTGCCTTTCGGATTGCGATGTTCCCTGCGAGCGCATACCGCTGAAACACGACTGGCCCGGGTGGTGGGCGAAGCTGGAAATTTTCAGGCTAACCGGCCCGCTGCTTTACGTCGATCTCGACACGATAATCGTCGGCAACCTGGACCGCGTGGCGGATATTCCGTACGACTTCGCCATGCTCGACATACTGGAAAAGAATCTCCCTCGCATCGGTAACAGCGGCGCGATGTGGATGGCGAAGCCGTTCCCGAACGTCTACGAGCGCTTCGCGGAGAAGCCGGAATACTGGATCGAGTATCACCGCGCGAACGCTCACGACCGTTACATGGGCGATCAGGCGTTCATCAGCGATTGCTTTACGGAGATTCCCAAATTGCACCATGCGCTTCCGGGCTTTTTCAAAGCCTACAAGTACGACGGTTGCCAATATAAGGTTCCCGCTGGCTGCTCGGTCGTATGCTTTAGCGGCAAGCCGCGTCCAGCGCAGGCAGGTGGCTGGGTAAAACAGGCATGGGTGTGATATGGCTCAAGCGTTTGAATCCCCGCGACTGACCGAGCGCGTCACGCTTCAGTCGCCCGCGACGGTGCAGGACGCGAACGGCGAGATGATCCCCGGCTGGAGCGATTTCGCCACCGTCTGGGCGTGGATCGTGGACGTGACGGGGCGCGAGTATGTCGCCGCGGGCGCGACGCAGAACGAGGCGCTGACCAAGATCACGATCCGCTACCTCGCCGGCGTCGTGCCGAACATGCGCGCGATGCACGGCGACATCGCTTACAACGTCGAGTCCGTGCTCGGGCAGGATCGCAAGGAATTGACGCTGATGTGCAAGAGATTGGTCGAACCATGATCGCAATCGAAACCAAGCTGACCGGCGACCTATCCGGCGCGCTCGATAAGTTCGCCGAAAAGATTCAGGGCCAGGTGCTGATATCGGGCGTCGCCGCGATGGCCCGCGTGATATACGACGAGGTGAAGCTGAATACCTCGCCGCCGCGCATGGGAATGAAAACCGGCAACCTGCACAACGCAATCTACCGCGTTTACTCGCCGGAAATGTCTACCGATACCAAAAAGGTTTACAAGGTATCCGTGAACAAGAGCAAGGCGCCGCACTGGCACCTGCTCGAATACGGAACGTCGCGTGCGCCCGCGCACCCGTATATTCGTCCGGCCGCCGATCACATGAATCAAGCGATTGCTGCCGGGATGTCTCGTATCACCGTTCGCATGGGTGAGATCACCATAGAGGGTAACGGTGGCGTCTTGTTGAATGAGGGCGATTTGTGACAATTGAGGCGACATTGTTCACGACGCTGAAAACGCTGGTAGCGAATCGCGTGTATCCAGACGTGGCACCGGTCGGAACGGTACGGCCTTACCTGACGTACCAGCAGGTCGGAGGCGCGGCGGTGAATTTTCTCGATCCGACCGTGCCGAGTAAAAAGCGGTTTCGCTTCCAGGTGAACGTCTGGGGCGACACCCGCTCACAGGTCGCCGCGCTCGCTATCCAGGTCGAGGACGCGCTGCGCGCCGTCACGGCATTGCAGACAACGGTCGAGGGCGCTCCAATCGCGTCCTATGAACCGGAGACGAATCTGCGCGGAAGCGTCCAAGACTTCAGCTTTATTTTGTAGTTGCAGCACTCGCCTTCGGGCGATTCTACCGGGCCGCATTCGTGCGGCCTTTTTCGTTTCACAACTGAAAAGGAAATCACAATGGCTATCTCACTCCCGAATGGCGCATTGGTAGCCATCGCTGCTACCTACGGCGCGTCCGTCACCATGTCTGCGGTCTCGAACGCTGACCCCGGTGTCGCCACGCTGGCAACGGGCCACGGCATCTCGACCGGCGACATTATCGAAGTCACTTCCGGCTGGTCGCGGCTCACCGACAAGATCGTGCGCGCCGGCACCGTGGCAGCGCAGGACGTACCGCTGGAGGGCATCGACACCACGCTGACGAGCATCTATCCAGCGCTCGGCGGCACGGGCTCGGTGCGCGAGATTCTCACCTGGACGCAGCTCTCGCAGATCCTGCAGAGCACGAGTTCGGGCGGAGAACAAAACTTCCTCGAATATCAATTGCTCGAAGCCGACGCGGCGAAGCGCATCCCGACGTTCAAGTCGCCCGCCGGGCTGTCGTTAAACATCGCTGACGATCCGACGCTCGCGGGCTACATTCTCGCCTCAGAGGCGAACGATGACCGGCTGCCGCGAGCGGTGCGGATCACGCTCCCGAGCGGCGCGATCCTGCTGTACAACGCGTACCTGAGCTTGAACAAGACGCCGAGCCTGACGGTCAACGAGATCATGGCGGTCGAGGTCACTCTGTCGCTGCTGGCCGAGCCGGTTCGTTACGCTTCGTAACGGCGTAAAATAAGCGAGCCGAACCAGCGCGGAAACGCTGGCCCGGCTCTAACCGACACCACTACTTACTGGAGTAGCAGCGTGGCTGACGCGATTGTATCCGCAAAGATATGCCGGAAATGTGGCGTAGTTAAACCCCTTGCGGACTTTGCTCCAGATAAACGGAACAAGGACGGCAAGGGGGCGCGTTGTAGGCGGTGTCATAACGCCGCAGGCGCCGAATGGGCAAAGAAAAACCCGGCTAAAATGAAGGCAATGATCGCGGCATGGGGCGCGGCAAACCGGGAACGGAGGCTCGCTAAAAACGCAGCCTGGGCAATAGCCAACGCAGGCAGAAAGAAGGAGGCTAATGCGGCGTGGTATAGGGCTAATGCCGAAAGGCTCAAGCCGGTGATGTTAGCTTGGGTAAAAGCAAATCCCGAAAAGGTTAAAGCAAAGCGTAGAACGTACTACAGGAAACACGCTGAAGTGGAACGGTCTAAATATTCAGCGTATCGAAAATCAAATCCAGAAAAGGTGAGGGCTTGCAAGGCGAGGTGGAGAAGAAGGCAGATTGGATATAACACGGCGCAATGGGCGGCAAGGAAAGCAAGGAAAAACAGAGCAACTCCGCCGTGGTCTGACATAAAAACAATAAATAGCATTTACAGGGCGGCCCGAGAGATGCAGGAGAAAACCGGAGAGCGGTATCACGTTGACCATATCGTTCCGCTAAAGTCGAAGTTGGTATGCGGGCTTCACGTCCCCGCTAATTTGCAGATCATTCCGGCACAAAAGAACATGACCAAACAAAATTTCTACTGGCCAGATATGCCATCAGGAGAGAACAACAGATGCCAAAATTGAAGCTGGTCGCGGAGCCACGATTCAAGGCGCGCGTGCCAATCCCGGTGGCGGGCGGGCCGCCGGTCGAGGTCGAGTTCACTTTCCGGCACCGCACGAAAACGGCGCTCGACGAGTGGATCAAGTCTCGCGCGGACAAGTCCGATGCCGAATCCTTCCTCGAAATGGTGGAGGGCTGGGAGCTCGAGGACCAGTTCGGCAAGGAGTCCGTCGAGCTGCTGCTCGAAAACTACGTCGGGGCCGCGCTCGCCACGTATCGCGTTTACGTCGATCAACTTGTCCAGGCCAAGCTAAAAAACTGAAAGCCGTTGCTCGGGCACTCTACACGCCCGGCCCGACAGCGGCGGAAGCGCGAGCATTCGGGCTGACGCTGGATGAGGCGGCCGGCGAGGCGTGCGAGGTGTGGCCGGACAACGCTCTCGCCGTAAATGCGTTCATCGCCATGAGCACTCAGTGGCGTGTGGGCATGGCTGGCGCTACCGGGCTGGACTATGGCGCGCTGCCGGTGGTGATGAGCCTGGCGGGCGTGCCGGCGGCCGAGCGCGCTGGCGTGTTCGAGTCGATCCGCGTTCTTGAGGATGCGGCATTGGAAACCATGAGGAAAAAATCGTGACTGAGGTAGTCGGCCGCGGAACAATCGAGCTAGTCGGCGATGCGCGCAAGCTGAAGGCGTCCATCGAGGACGCGAAGAAGAGCGTCCGCACGCTCGGCGAAGGCCAGAAGGACATCAGCAAGTCCGCGCAGCGATCCATTGATCGCTACGTCGGCAAGCTCCAGCAGCAGAGCGCGGTCCTCGGCAAGACGCGCACCGAGACCGAGCTATACAAGCTCACGCTGCGCGGCGCATCAAACGAGCAGATCAACGCCGCATCCGTCGCGCTGCGTGCGCGCGATGCCTACGCGAAAAATGCCGAGTCCGTCAACGCTCTGAGAACCGGCTTTATCGCGCTCTTTGCCGTTGCGGTGACTGGCGCGATTGCCGCTGCGGCGGCGTTCGATCGGATCGTCAAGCAGACGGCGAATTTCCAGGACGCATCCGAGAAAATCGGCGACACGGCAGAAGCCGTCGCCTCTCTTGCAGTCGCTGCTGCTGGCGGCGGCACCGATATTGATCAACTCGTCAGAGTGTCGGCCCGATTGACGCGCGGGCTGACTGAGGTCAACGACGAAAGCAAGGCTGCGGGCGCCGCGCTTGAGGCTCTCGGCCTTGATATCACCGCGTTCAAGAATCTGAAGGCTGCCGACCAGATGGAGGCGGTGGCCAAGGCGATGGCTGGATTCGAGGACGGCACCCAAAAGACCGCTGTCGCAATGGCGCTATTCGGCCGCGCCGGCGCAGAAATCCTGCCGTTCCTGAAAGAGCTTGCGAAGGAAGGCTCGCGGCAGAATATCCTCACTTCCGAGCAGATCCGGCTGGCCGACGAATACGCCGACAAGCAGGCAATTCTGAAAGCGCAGATTGGGCTGCACGCGCAGGCGATTGTGTCGGATATGCTGCCGGCGCTAAACGAATTCACGGCTGCGCTGCGCGACATTGCGAAGGATCAGGAGTTCGCCGCTACCGCGTCCGATGCGCTCAAGGGCGCGCTCGGTGCCGCGATCGTGGTGTTCCAGACTATCGCTGTCGTGGCGTCCGATGTCGGATTTGTGTTCAAGGGGGTGGGACGCGAGATTGGCGCGATAGCCGCGCAACTGGCCGCGCTGGCGAGTCTGGATTTCTCGGGATTCACAGCGATCAGCGATGCCGTACGGGATGATGGCGTTCGAGCGCGCGCGGAACTGGACAAGTTCCAAGCGCGCGTCATGTCTATCGGGCAGACAACTGCTTCGGAATTGCGCGATAACTTCGACGCCAGCACGCAAGGCAAGCGGGGGCGAAGGCTGAAATTCAGCGGCGCTGCTGATAAGAGCGGCGCCTCGAAGGCCGCGCAAGAGGCCAATGCGCAACTTGCATTCGATCTCGCGCAGATCAAGCGGGAGAGCGAGGCCACTATCGGCGCGTTCGCCAACGCCGAGCGGATTATGCAGGCGCGGCGCGCTGCGAGCCTGATCGACGACAAGGAATACTACGCGGCGAAACTCGGGTTCATCCAGCTTAACAGCCGCGAGCAAGAGACCGCGCTGATCGAGGAAATCGCCCGCCTTGAACGCGAGAAGCTGATCGGCAAGGAGCACATCGACAACGAGCGCAAGATCGCCGAGGCGCAGGCGAAGCTCGCGAAGGTTCGGGCGGACGCCGTGGCGAGCATCGAGATAAATTCGATTCAGGAAGCGGCCGCGAACGCGAAGCTCGCGCAGTCCTACGTGGACGCGACGATTGCTGCGGACGCCTATATCGCGGCGATCAAGCGCCGTAACCAGGCCGAGATCGAGGGCATCGGGCGCGGCGCGCAGTTTCGCGACATTCAGGCGGGCCGCAACGAGATCGAGGACAAGCTCACCGGCGAGCGGCAGAAGCTGGAGCGTGACCTGCGCAACCGGCAGATCACGCAGGAGACGTTCGACATTTACCTGAAGGTCGCGCAGGACACCTACGCGAAAGAGATCGCGCTATACGACCAGCGCACGTCGGCGGTGCTGGAGAAGCAGGCCGATTGGACGAGCGGCGCGACCGAGGCGTTTCAAAACTACATCGACCAGACGCGCGATGTCGCCAAGCAGACCGAGGAACTGTTCACCAATGCGTTCAAGAGCATGGAGGACGCTCTGGTTTCGTTTATCCAGACAGGGAAGATTGATTTCAAAAGTCTGGCGGACTCGATTATCGCTGACCTGATCCGCATCCAGGTGCGCAAGGCGATTGCCGGCGTAATCGATGGTGCGAGCGGCAAGGGCGGATTTATCGCAACCGTAGCGGGGCTATTCAAAGCCGCGGGCGGCGCGCAGTTTACCGTCGGCGGCGCGGGCGGAACCGATTCGCAGTTCATCCCGATCATGGCGACGCCGGGCGAGCGCGTGACGGTGGAGACGCCGCAGCAGCAGCGCGAGGGGCGCGGGATGAGCGTGACCAACGTATTCCACATTTCAGGCCCGACTGACCGGCGCTCGCAGGCTCAGATTGCCGCGGCAGCGGGCGAGGGCGTGCAGCGCGCGATGAGTAGGAATACCTGATGTCTTTCATAGAAACCCCGCGCTTTCCGGATAAGATCGCCGCGGGCGCGAAGTTCGGCCCCGGCTACTCCACCAGTAAGGCGCGCAACATCGGAGGCTTCGAGGCGAGCAATCAGAACTGGTCGATGCCGCTCTACGAGGGCGACGTGAGCCACGCGGCCAAGACGCAGACGCTGTTCGAGGAGCTGCTCGCCTTTTTCCACGGCGTTGCCGGGATGCACAACGGATTCCGGTTCAAGAACTTCGGCGACTTCACCGCTACCGCAGCGCAGGGCACGCTGGTCGAGCTGACCGTCAATACGACGTGGCAGATGTATAAAACCTACACCTTCGGCGCGCTCAGCAAGGCGCGGAAAATCTCCAAACCCATCGCTACCGGCATGACGATTGCAGGCGGCGGCAGCTATTCCCTCGACACGACGACCGGAATCATCACGCGCAACTCGGGCGCGAATCCTACCTCGTGGGCCGGGCAATTCGATACGCCGGTGCGGTTCAACACCGACCGGATGCTGCCCGTTTCCATCATGTCCGACCTCTACGAGTGGACCTCGATCCCAATCATTGAAATACGCCTGTGAAATCCCTCCCAGCCGCACTCGCTGCGCACGTCGCCACGCGCGAGACAACGCTCGCCACGGCGCTGAAGATCACCCGCACCGATGGCCAGGTATTCGGATTCACGACGCACGATGTGGACGACGTTGTTTCCAGCGTCACCTACTCTGCGAATCCCGGACTGGACGTGACAGATATCATCATCGACGCGAGCGGCGCCGTCGGCAATCTGGAACTGCGAACGCTGCACGACGGTACGACGTTCACCACGGCCGAAGTCCTGGGCGGCGTCTGGCGCAATGCCGCGTTCGTGATCTTCCGCTACAACTGGGCGGACCTTGCCGGCGGCATCGATACGCTGCTCGCCGGGACGCTCGGCGAGGTGGAGCTAAAACAGAATTCCGTCGTCGCCGAGCTGCGCGATCTGCGACAGTACCTACAGCAGCCAGTCGGCAGCCTGTCGAGCAAGACCTGCCGCTATCGGCTCGGCTCAACGGACAAGAATAACGGCGGCCTGTGTCTGAAGGACATCAGCGGCGCGCCGTTCACCATGCCGTTCACCGTAACGAGCGTCACCAGCGCGAGCGTGTTCCGCGATAGCGCGCGCACCGAGGCGGCGGACTGGTTCGGCGAGGGTGAAATCCTTTGGCTGACTGGCAACAACGCTGGCATATCGAAAAAGGTCAAGACATACGACGCCGACGGCACTTTCACGCTGGCATTGCCGCTGCTATCCGCAATTCAGGTCGGCGATACCGGCACGGCTATCGTGGGCTGTCGCAAGCGGTTGGAAGAGGATTGCCGCGATAAATTCGATAACGTTCTGAACTTCGGCGCGGAACCACATCGCCAGGGCATCAATGACGTAACCAAGTCCGTGGCGTCCAACGTATGACCACGCGCTCCGATATCGTCCGCGTCGCTAGGAGTTATTTATCGACCCCTTTCCATCATCGCGGCCGCTTGCCTGGCGTCGGGCTGGACTGTGCCGGAATCCTGGTGTGCGTGGCGCGCGAGCTCGGCCTGATGGCGCCGGACTTCGACGTTCCGCCCTACACGCCGACGCCGGACGGGCGGACGATGCTCGCGTGGTGCGAGACGTACATGACGCGCGTATCGCAGGACGCGATGCAGCCGGGCGACGCCATCGTGCTGATCACCGATGTTTACCCGCAGCACCTGGCGATTCTCGGCGACTATCGGCACGGCGGCCTGTCGATCATCCACGCCGCGAGCAACGCCGACCCGCCGCGCGTGATCGAGACCCGCTTGATGTTCGCGCGCAATATGCGGTTCGTGGCGGCCTACGCTCTTCCGGGGATCGCGTAATGGGCCAGCTAGCGCTCGTCGCAACGGCGGTGCAATACGCCTACGTCGGCTATTCCATCTATCGCGCCGTAACGGCCGATCCGCAGCGGGTAAGCAATCGCCAGCCGCTGCTGACGGACCTGAAGATCATCGGCACCGATTACGGGCAGCCGATTCCGTACGCGCGCGGCACGTTCATGACCGCCGGGCAATTGTGGTGGAACACAGACCGGCGCCCGAGCACGACTACGACGGTCACGCAGAGCGGCGGCAAGGGCGGTGGCGGCGTGGAGACGACGACCTCGACCACGACCTACGACATGGACGCGCTCTATGGGCTGACGGACAACGAGATCGTCGGCATATCTCGCATTTGGGACAACGGCAAGCTCGTCTGGACTGCCTCCTCGACGGCCACGGGCGGCAGTCTATCTGCGAGCGCGATTGCCGGGCTGTGGGACCGCATGACGGTCTACACCGGTGACGCCGCGCAGCTTCCCGATCCGACCTATGAGGCGGCGGTGGGCACCGCAGATGCGCCGGCCTATCGCGGGCGTGGCTCGGTGTTCATTCAGGGCCTGAAGCTCGGGCAGAGCGGGCAGATGCGCAACCTGACGTTCGAGGTTGTCGTTGATGGATCGTCTGCCGAGCAACAGGTTGTTGAGGTTTACACCGGCACGGTGGCGAACCCGGTGATTCCGGGATCGCTCTACTCGATGCGCAACCAGTACCGGCTCAACCCGCGCGCCTGGGTGCCGGAGGCCGTCAGCGGCGCTCAGGGCACGTTCGTCTACGTGGATTTCGGCACGGGGCAGCGCATCCATTCGGCCACGATCGTCAGCACGCTGGTCGGCAGCGCCGTCATGGATGAGTTCGGCAACGGCTACGTGTTCCGCCACGTTTCGCTCGGCGGCGGCAAGGTTTGGAAGATCGACGCCGCGGACGGCTCCGTGACCGAATACAACGCGCAGGTTTCCGGCCCCACGGACGTCTATATGTGGCAGGACGCGCTGGTGTTCGCGCAGTCGGAAGTGTGGGGCACGAACGGCCAGACGCTCTACCGCATGCTGCTCGGGGAGGAAGCCGCCGTCATCCACAACGTGGCCGGCCAGTCCGTCACGCTGTTCCTCAACTCCGGGCTCCTCACGACCGGCTGGTCCGGGCGCCGGATCTACGGCGCCGTGTCGCACACAGGGAGCCGTTACTGGGGCTACTGGGAGCCCGCCGAGGGGTTGTCGTTCAACCCGGTCGCGCTCGACACCGGGTCGATGTTCTCGACGCAGGGCGGGCTCATCGCCCGCGACGGCTACATCTGGGGCGTCACAGCAGCCGGCGAACTTCAGAAGCACCGGCCCGATCCGATCGGCGGCGCGACGCTCCTCGGCACGGTCGCGCTGCCGGGCTGGACCTCGTGGTACACCGGGCAGGCCGTGCTGCTCCACGACAGCCAGGGCGCGATCTGGGTGCAGGGGCTCGGGGCCTCCTCGTTGAGAACCCTGTGGAAGGTGGACGCCGCCGCCCTGACCGTGCTGGAGACGATTGCTGCCGTCGCGGGAGCGGGTAATCTCGAATGGCCGGAGATACTCCCGAACATCGAATTACTTCCCGGCATCATGGGCGTCGGCCGTGCCTCGGGCACGCCGCCCGACTATGGCGCACTCGGGGTGGTCATGGATGCCAGCCTTATCACGATCGCGCCGCCGTCTGTAGAGAGCGTAGTCTCTGGCTTCGCGCTGCGCGCCGGCCTCACCGCTGGCCAGATCGACGTGACGGCGTTATCGAGCATCACGCGCGACGTGAACTCGCTCGCCGTGTCGCAAGTCGGTTCCGTGCGCCAGACGCTCGATATGCTGGCCGCGGCGTTCTTTTTCGAGATGGTGGTGAGCGACAAGATTTACTGCCGCCCGCGCGGCGGGTCGTCCGTGGCGACGATTCCGTATCTCGACCTCGGCGCCACGCGCGGCGACGACCAGCCCGAGCCGCTCGCGCTGCGCCAGATGAACGAGTTGGAGCTACCGGCGCAGATCGCGCTGACCTACATCAACATCGACGACGATTACCAGACCGATACGCAATACAGCGACCGGCTGATTAGCGCGGTCGGCGGCACGGTGGACGCGGTCTCTATGGCGATCGGCATGACGCCCTCGGAGGCCAAGGCGTGGTGCGACGCGGCGCTGCTGGACCGCGTGACCAGCGCCATCACGACGCGGCTTGATCTGCTCGGCGACTATTGCCGGCTGGAAGCGGCCGACGTGGTGACGGCGACTGGCGCGGACGGCTCGACGTTCCGGTTGCGGCTGGTGAGAAAAACGGATTCGTACCCGCTGCTCTCGTTCGACGCGGTGCTGGATGATGCGTCCGCGTTGGTCTCGCAGGGCATCACGAGCGCGGATTACACGCCCTCTACCATCGTCGTCGCGCCGCCCGATACGCTGATGGAGTTGATGGACATCCCGATTCTGCGTGACGCCGATGACGACGCCGGCTTCTACGTCGCGGCGAAGGGCGACACGACGCCGTGGCCGGGCGGGGCGATCTTCAATAGCACGGACGACGTGGAATACGAGCGCAAGGCGACCGTAGTGGAGTCGGCGGTATTCGGCGAATGCACTACGACGCTCGGCGACTGGACGGGCGCGCGGGTATTCGATGAAATGAATTCTGTGACGGTCGATGTCGGCGACGGCACGCTGGCGTCCAGCACGCGCGATGCGGTGCTGAACAGTCTCACGGTCAACGCGATGCTGATCGGCTCGGAGGTGATCCAGTTCAAGACCGCGACCTTGGTTTCGGCGGGCGTCTACACGCTCTCCGGGCTGCTGCGCGGCGGGCGCGGCACCGAGTGGGCGATGACGGGGCACGAGGCGGCCGAGCGCTGCGTGCTGCTGCGCGAGGCGGGGCTGCGGCGCGTGCTGCTGGACAATAACGAGCTGGGCCTGTCGCGCTACTACAAGGGCGTCACCATCGGGCGCACGCTATCGACGGCGACCGCAGAGCAGTTCACCAACAACGCCGTGGGCCTGAAACCGTTCTCGCCGTTCGACCTGCGCGCGACGCGCGATGCGTCGAACAACATCACGTTTACCTGGCAGCGGCGGACGCGGCTGACGGTGCGGATGATCGGGGCGCTCGGCATCAGCGTGCCGCTCGGCGAGGAAACGGAAGCCTACGAGATCGACATTCTAGCGGGCAGCCCGGCGGCGGTGGTGCGCACGATCAGCGCCACGAGCAGGACCGCAAGCTACACCGCGGCGGAGCAGACCGCCGACGGCCTGACGCCCGGCAATGTCGTAAGCGTTGAGGTATTTCAACTCAGCGCCGACGTCGGGCGCGGCTACGCGCTACAGCAATCGGCATAAAGGATCGACATGGCAACCGGAACCATAGACACCATCTTCGCCAGCGGCTCGCCCGAGGTGCAGATGAACGAGGCGTTCGTCGCCGTCAAGCCGGCCGGGCTGTTCGGCAACCGGGGATCGACCACCACCGGGCTGGTGTTCGGTTACTACGGCGGCGTGATCTGGAACGGCTCGGCGTACGAGGCCATCGCCGACGGGACGCTGACGCTCGATGCCAGTCAGGCGGCGGTCTACATCGAGGTGGACAGCGCGGGGGTCGTTTCTAAAAATCTCGTGGGCTTCACCGCCGGGAGCACGCCGCTCTACCTCGCCACGACGAGCGCCACGGTGATCACGGCGCTGACCGATTACCGCACGGTGCTGCCGCAGCTAGCGAAGTTTCCGGCGGTGACGCTTGAAAATTTGACCATCGCCTCCGGCACCATCACTGCATCCAACCCCGCGCTCTCCATCACGCAGACGTGGAACGACGCCGGCGTTACCTTCGTCGGGGCCGACACAAACATCACCGTCACCGCGGCCGCCGCCGCGTCGCTGGTCGAGCGCTGGCGCGTGGGCGGGACGGAGATCCTGTCGCTGCGCAAGGACGGCCTCCTCACCGCCCACACGCTCACCGTCTCGACCGGGGCGCTGACGGTTACTAGCGGGCAGAGTAGGCACATTGTTTTGTCTGGGAGTGCCACCAGTCCAGCAGTTTCCGTTACTGCTGGTAATTTGCTGCTGAAAACGTCTGGTGGAACTCAGGTCCAAATAGATAACACCGCCGCCGCCGACAGGTACTTGACCATCACCGGCGGCGTGAGCGGGAGCGGGACGAACGCGACGATAGGGGTGAGCGGGGGAGATGTCGGGGTTTCTGCGTCTTTGGCTATTACTGGCGCGCTTTCGGGTAGCGCCGCAAGCAAACTGGCACTAGCGCAGGGAAGTAGCGCCACGAGTTCTGTCGTCGCTTACGGCCCTAATGCCGGCACCGTCGGAATCTTGCAGTTGGAGTGCAAGGCAAGTGATGGTACGGGAACGGGCATTGTGATGAAGCTCCAAGCCGGGGTTCAGTTTGGTGCGCCTACTGGTGGTGATAAGGGTGCTGGAACAGCAAACTTCGCCGGAGATATCTACAAAAACAATTCCGCTTACACTAATCCCGACTACGTGCTTGAGCATTGGGCAACCGGCAAGATAGTGAAATATGCGGAGAAGGCGGGCGCGGCGAACTACGCCGGGTTGCTGCCGCTCTCCGATATCGAGGCGTTCGCGCGCACGAACTGGCACCTGCCCCGCTTCGGTCAACAAGCTGGTCATGGCGCGTTCAGCGGTGGCGAGGCTCTGTTGGCTTCAGTCGAGGAGGCGTATCTGCATCTGTTCGACCACGAATCCCGCCTCGCGGCGCTGGTCGCGTGGAAGTCCCGCGCCGAGTCCGCGCTGGTAGAGCGCGGGATCACGATTCACTAACGGAGCCTTTATGGAACAAGTCGATCTGACCACCCCCGAAATCTGGCCGGCCCCGCCGCCTGCGACGAGCCTGTGGAAGGTCGATGGGCTTTTTCTCAACTGGTCCGGGCAGCGCATCATCGTGACGCTCATGGGCCAGAACGGCGAGAAAAAGCACGTCGAGTATGAGGGCCAAATGGCCATCACCTTCATGGTCGCGCTCAACAAGGCGAACCTTTCGACGAAATCGCTCCAGCGGCGCATCTTGGAGCGGCTGATGGCGGACGGTCACCTGTTGGGAACTATCTCGGGGACGGTGGACTGATGCGCCACTACTATCCACGCAGCGCGCCCGACTACTCCCGCCCGCTGTTCACGTCGGACCAGAAGCTGTGGATGGCGATCATCGCAGTGGCGGTGCTGGCGATATTTTTCTGACAAGGAGAATTCATGGCAATCAAAATGACGTTGCGGCAGGGCATCGCGGCTTACCAGGCGCTCGAAGCCATGCCGCGGCTGCCGAATGGCAAGATCAGCTACACGCTCGGCTACATCGCCGACAAGCTGGAAGGCCACTGCCGACAGTTCGAAAAACAGCGCGAGAAAATGAAGCGCGAAATGGCCGAGGCCGACAAGGACGGGCGGCTCATCATCCCGGCGGCGAAGCTGGAGGAACTGAACGCCGCGCTGGAGGAAATGATTGACGTGGAAATCGAGATCGGCCGCGAGCCGGTCAAGCTAGCCGACGTTCTCGGCACCGATCCGGCGAAGGCGCCGGAAATCGAGCCGCGCCTGATGCGCGCGCTGCAATCCATCATCGTGGAATGAATATGAACGACTGCGAACGCAAGCTCACTGTCGAACTCCACTCCCTGATTGCGGAGTTCAAGTCGTTCCGCGAACTGATGATCGAGCGTGACCGCCTCTACTCCGAGCGCGATGACGGGAACAAGGAACGGGTGGCGATGGCCTTCGCGGCGGCCGAGAAGGCGGCGTTGAAAACAGAAGAGGCGCTCAAGGAATACAAAGAGTCTGCGAACGAATGGCGGAAAACGGTGAGCGATCTGATCTCCATGCAGCAAGGTAGCGGAAAAGGAATGGAGAAATTGTGGGGATGGCTGGCGGCGGCGTTCGTGGCCATCGTCGCGGTGATCGGGCTTTATATGCGCCGTCTATGATCGCCATCGACTCGCAGCACGCCTTTAATCTCATCGTGTTGCTGATCGTGCTGCTGGCGTTCTATCGAGTCGTCAATGCGGCGCGCAACAACCTGCACTTCTGGCATTTGCTTTCCACGCGCGCCTCGGACGGCATCGTCTACCTCGACAACGACAAGGTCGGGCAGATGACCGGGCTGATCTTTGGCACTTGGGTAATCTGCTGGCTCGCCTACACCGGCAAGCTGGAGATCCTCTACTTTGCGGCGTGGCTGCTCTACGCGAGCGGCATGGGCGCGTTCTCCAAGTGGGCGCGCGCGATCATCAAGGACCGCTACGGCACGCCGCAGCCGCACCCGCCCAAGCCGAAGCCATCGACCACCACCACGACCACAACGGAAACCACTCCATAGGAGGCGCGCCATGAAAGTGAAAGACAGACTCGCATTAGCGAAGGCAAAGGCGCTCGCCGCCAAGCGCAGGTCGCAGGAACTCAACGCGCAGGCCGACCCGCACGTCGATGCCTGGCTAACCCGCGTCACCAAGCGGCTGACGGACTCGCCGTACACCGGGCCGATCATCCTCGCGGTGATTCTGGTCACTGGCATCGCCGCGATACTGGTGCTGCTGTGAACCTGAGCCCGCATTTCACGCTCGCGGAACTGACCCGCTCCGAAACCGCGCTTCGAAAAGGCCTCGACAACACGCCGGACGCAGACACGATAGAGAATCTCACCACGCTCGCGCGCGGGCTGGAGGAAATCCGAGCGATCCTCGGGCAACCCATGCACATCAGCAGCGGCTACCGTTCGCTCAAGGTGAATAGCGCGATTGGCAGCAAACCAACGAGCGCGCATGTGAAGGGATACGCGGCGGATTTCGTGTGTCCCGG